GATATTCCTGCACGTACAAAATCTTGTATATGTGGTACAGTAAAATGAAGTAACCAACTTGGCCAGACTATCAAAGTACCTGGTTTATGTGTAGGTGCTGGAACTGCATTTTCATATTTTGCTGATATAATTTCCATCTGATTATATGATCTGAACGATACAGGATCTTGAAACATAGTGGGATGACCTTCAGTTAAACAGTATAACCCACTCCAGTATGACATAGGGTGTCTGTGAATATTGTGACAACCAGCACTCATTTCTGGAGAGACAACACCCCACATCAAAGAGATCTCAAACTTACCATACATTTCATACTGTTGATCTAGTCTGATCTCTTCAAGACAACTTTCTATCCAATCTGTAGTAGGTTTGAAAGCATCTAATAGATGTAAGTTCCCTGCTGTAGTCTGTACATTATTTGGCATATTAAACATCCCTCTCTCAATAGGATCTAACGCATCGAGAGTAGGTTCTATCAAATCTGTGTTCTCAAATGTATAAAGTTCTACAGGAAAGATAGGATGTTTGTTCATTTCTTTTTAAATTCTTCGTACTGGTAGATGAGATAGACACCTAGAACTACCCAGAATATTAATTCAAGTCCGTAATTGTTCACCATTCAGATCCTCCTTTTTTCCAAACGAATGTAGAATCATATACTGACATATGACTCTTGATACTATACTGCTCTCGGAATTGAGAGACAGCAGTTGCAACTGCATCTGATTTATAATCGTGACCTATAAACAATCCACCGTGTTTAAGTTTAGGATACCAATCTTTTAGTTCTCTTTTGACCTGATCATAATTTAACCACGCATCTAAAAATATAAAATCAAATGATTCATCGTCAGCAGTTCTAACACAATCCTCTGTATTACCTTTCCAGATTTCTGATTTATGTTGCTCACCTGACCACTTGATATGATGTTTTGCAGTAAACTCATTCATCTCCATCTGTGGTTCAGTAGTTGATTGCGATGGTGCGTGTATTCCATCCTCTCGTAAATAATCTGTATAAGGTTTCCAGTTATCTACACCATATAATTTTTTTATGTTAGGACAATTCTGTAATAAAGTTACGTGACTCTGTGCTGTATCAACACCTAGTTCTAATCCTATTAAGTTAGGTCCGTGCATACCTATGAGGTGTACAACAGACCTACAATCAGTCAAAGCATCACGAAAGTTATAATACATTAATAAAGAAAATCCTCCAATGAGTGAGTCTTCTTCTCAACTAAAGGTTCAATCTCACCTTCTTTGAGCAAGTCCTCAGTAGAATAGTTCAGATCTTTCCAGTAGTGTACTGCTACATTACCTTCAAGATAGTGAATAGCATTCTGAACACCTTCTAGGTTATCACCTAGGTGTCCGATACCTCTATTGCAATGGTGGCACAACCACCCTCGTAGTTCACCTGTATCGTGGCGATGATCTGCACATAGATGTTTAAAGTCTACCATCTTTCCACAACAATGACAACCTTTGGGATACTCTGCTTGTCCTCGTTCTACTTTTTCTATGAGTTGCATTCTCAAGTTTCTTGCTATTAGTGTGTTTTTATTATGACACTGTTTACAGGTGTTGGTTGTACCATCCCTGACACGTGCCCTCTCTGTTCTGAATTTGTTTATTGGTAGTATTTGTTTACAAGATATACATCGTTTTTTTAGATTTTCATATTCCATATTAGGTAATATTTGGTTATTTGAATTTACACTCCGACATAACCTCTGTGAGAAATGCTACTAGATTAATTTCTTGATCAGCAACAAAGGCAGACTTGTACTGATACTCACCTATTATCAAGACAGCAGCAGGGATTGATGCGGGTTCTAAATATGTATACAGGGAATCATATATTTTACGCATTATTTGTTTAGGATCGTTATCTAAGTTTTGAACTACCCATTTTTTCATAGCAGTAAACTGTCTATCTTTTAATGATGACATCAAATCTTCTATCTTTGTATCCGATACAACTGCTAAGACACCTGTATCAATCTTACCTAGTGAAGCATATCTTTGTAACTCATTAAGTGATCTTCTAAAGTCTGGAAAATGTTTATTGATAAGTGCTGCTAGTACACGTGGTTCTGCTTCAACTTTTTGTTCTTTACATATCTCACGTACACGAGTAAAAAATTCTGCTGCAAGATTTTGTTTTTCTTTTCCTGTAATATTAAATTCAATACAACTACATCTAGAATGTAGAGGTTCTAGTATCTTGTTCTTGTAGTTACACGTGAAGATAAATCTACAGTTGTTCTGGAATTCCTCAATCGCTGCACGGAGTAAGAGTTGTACATCGTGTGTCGTATTATCCGCTTCATCAATAATAATAACTTTATGCTTTGATTCAGATGTAAGAGAAACAGTAGAAGCAAAGGACTTTGCCTGATTGCGTACAGTGTCCAAGAATCTACCCTCATCAGACCCATTAATAACATAGTAATCTGCTCCTATTTCTTCACATAATGCTTTTGCTACAGTAGTCTTACCGACTCCTGCTGTTCCTGATAATAATAAATTAGGTATCTCACCTTTTGCTACAAATCCTTGTAGCATATTTTTTAGATGGTCAGGTAAAATACAATCATCTATTTTGTGAGGACGGTATTGTTCAGACCAGAGAAATGATTCAGACATAGATTGTTTCTTCAGATTTCACAAAGTTCATACTAAAAATAATTTTATCTTCGTTACTATTGTGTGGTAATGATTGATGAATTAAATATGATGGAAAGAATATCATATCACCTTCTTTAACATTTGGGAATGCTTCATCAATATGTCCTGACCAAGGGTCAGTTATAGGTGAAATGAATGCAGTTGGTTTGTGTCCATATCCTAGTTGTGCATAGAAAACAGAAGACCATCCGATAGCACCGTGTGTATGTGCAGGATGGTACTGACTATTTTTAGAATATCTTTGACACCAAGCAGAATTTACATAGGCACCAGGATTCTCTCTTTGAAATATTTGCATCGGTAAATCAAGGATTGCCATCAAGTGATCAAAGTAATCAGGCATCTGTCCTGCTTTGAAAAACTTATGATAGTCTGTCCAACAATGTTCTAACTGACAATCCTTATCACTCCAATCCATTCTATCTAAGAAGGCACTCTTTTGGTTCTGCCAATCTCCTACTGGGACTATGAATATTGGAACATCAAAAAGAGATCTTCTAAACATTATGGTTCTAATGCAATAAAGTATTCTACTCCATTACCTTCAGATTTAAAACGACTTATCTTATTAGAAGATATTTCAACGTTGTAATCACCAGGTAATATTCTTATGTTTTCTACCTTGAAACAAAAACAGAACTCAGTATCAAATTCATTCTTACCAACTGGTACACTGTAAGTATTTGATGTTTCATTCTTCTTGTCACATACCATAAGATGAACCTTCTCACCTTTATTGTAAACACATAAGTCTTCAACTTTATATACTGCTGCTGCACGTAAGATATTGTTTAAAGTTTCTGCTCTAAGATTGAAACTAACATCAACTTCTGGCATTGCAATATCTTTCGTAGGTAAGGTAGGATTGATAATCGATGCCTCATCATAGAAAAATGTTGTAGTTGCGTTTGTTACTTCATCACGAGTAATTAATTTTTGAGTATGCGTGAAGTCGAATACTGGATTCTCAAACAATGATAGACCAGAGAGGAATACACCCAGATCATAAATCGGGATTTCTCTTGGGAATTTCTCAGTGACTTTAGCAGAAGCATAGATGTTTTTGTTGATGCTGAGTGTCCTAACTTTGCTACCACTCTCAATAATAATAGACTTGTTGATGGTTGCGAAGTTTTTGAGGACGTTCTGCGTTCTCTTGGAAAGTTTAACAATAGTCTCAGTTGTCATAATTTATTTGTCGTAATCTACAGTAAATGCTGTAGAACCAGAGATGTTTAGATTAGAGGTTGCTTTCTTGTCATTGAAATGCAATAACAGTATAGCATAGTGAACAATTTTTACAATATCTTTTCTCGCTGAACCCTTACGATCATATCGAGAAGCATATTTAAGAATGTTCGATCTACAAAATGCTTCTGCATCTCCAACAGAATCTATCAGGTCAAGTGTTTGAACATTACCTTTTGAATAATGCTGTTGGTAAGTTTGCGATATGTAATCTGCAACTTCACTGAGGAGTTTATCCTCATCATATTTGAATGCCACAAAAAAGGGGGTTTTGAACCCCCTTATAATAACTCTTTTTAAATCAGAAGTCAACCTTGTGGATTATCTGATAGTGGTGTTGGTGGTGCAACATCGAAATCAGCATCGATCTTGTCATACAACTCAAGGAATGCTTGCTTTGTCTCATCATCGAATCTGTTGATGCTGTACTGGATAGCAGTTTCTTTAGAACCAAAGATATCAAATGCTCTCACAACGTGTACAAGACGACGTGTAGAGATCACTTCATCAACTCCACCATCCTTGAATGTCTTACGAATGATGTCTGCCCAACTTGCAAGTCTTTCACAGAACTGTTTGTTAGAAGAAATCTTGTTAAGAATCTTTGTCTCTGTCTGAGGTGATGGATAGTCTTGCTCTAGAGTAATAGCAAATCTCTCAAGGAATGCTTCGTTAAGAACATTGGTACCGATGAATCTACCATCGTCAGAACCTTTACCCTTTGTGTTTGCTGTAGCAATTACGTTGAAACCTTTTGCAGGATGGACGTATCTACCTATCTTCTTAAGGAAGACTCCCTTACCTTCAAGAATACTTTGTAAGCATAGTATCTTGTTAGATGCTAGATCGACTTCATCTAGAAGGAGGACAGTTCCCCTTTCCAAAGCTTCGATAACGGGTCCATTATGCCAAACAGTGTCACCGTTAACAAGACGAAACCCACCAATAAGATCATCTTCGTCTGTTTCAATGGTAATGTTTACACGTATTAACTCTTTATTTAGTTGAGCACACGCTTGTTCTACACCGAATGTTTTACCGTTACCTGACAATCCTGTAATGAATGTTGGGTAGAATGCACCTGACTTAAGTATCTTCTTTACTGCATTGAAGTTACCGAATGGTACAAAGTTCTCATCCTTGAGTGGTACTAGAGATACTTTCTGTTCTTGAACATAAGTCTTCTCAAGTTGTTTACGTACTTCTTGTACTGTAAGGTTCCACTTACCTATACCTTTTTTGTAAGTCTTCAAACGCTTCTTAACTGTAGCGAGAGAGCATTTGAATTCATCTGCTGCATTCATTAATTGAGGTACAGCAACTTCGTCTCCGAAGTTATCTTTTAGATAAGTAACAAGGTCTTGTGTTGTCACTGGGATTTCTGTTTTGAATGGCATTGTGTGTCCTGTTGTCTATGTATACATTATGACATAGGAAAACCCCCTTATAGGGGGTTAGTGGACACTTTGTCAGGTGGTTATGCAACTGTCTTAGAGAATGATGTGAGCAATCTTTTATTGGATGCTTTACCTTTAAACATCTTCTTGAATGCAGATCTGATCTGTGCCTTGGTTGCACCCTCATCAAGTTCTTCCATCGAATGATCGTCAGTTGTATTGGTTGATGGTAGGATGAATAACTTATCAAAACCAGAGTTGTCCATTTCAAAGAATCTATTCTTTTTGTAGGATGCTGATGCTTCCTCCCAAGAACCTTTGAAGTAACCTCTAACAGATTGCTGTCTGAAGTAAGAACCACCCTCACCTTTAGATAGTATTCTGAATCCTAGTAGGTTGACATATGGGAAGGACTCTTTTAGGTGTGATAGGAAAGAGTTGTAACTTGTTTCGATGTCATAACTGTGAGGATATACTCTACCAGTTTTACGGTTACGTAATTGACATCTAGAATTGAAACTGTTGCTGTAGTATCTTTCGACCTCACCCATAAAATTTCTGGGGCAGTAGTATGAGCAAGGAGCAGTTTCACCATCACTTAAGATACTTACAGATATTTTTTCTGCACCTGTTTCTTTTCTGAATGCAGGGATTACTGAATGTAATACTGTTACTGTTTCCATAAGTGGAGTAGAACCAAGACCAAACTTAGGAGGATTTGGAAGTCTTCTACCGTGGTAGTAAGAGAATCTATTGTAATTTTCCTGTAAGTCATTTGAATCTTCTAATCTGTAGTCTCCTGCTGACATACCAACTCTGAAGAAGTTTTTGATGTTGTGCTCAAATGTCTTATTGTTACCATTAGATGTTAGTAATTCCATAAGACAGAATCCTTCGTTCAAATCTACATTACCCATCTTCTCAGGCATAATCATTTGCTTTCTTCCCCAAGACATTCTGTAGTTAGAGAAAGCATATACCTTGAATGGAATCTGAACCTTACGACAGAACCAAGCGAGTGAACAAACTTGTTTTACTGTATCTAAAAGATTGTGATTCATAGAACCTGACCAATCTAATACAAAGATCATACCGTGGTTCTTACCGTCAGGTAGAGTTGTTACTTTCTTGAATAGATCTTCGTTGTACTTGTACTGATGAAGAATCTTTGTGTTAAGAACTCCTGTACGAGATACCCCTGCTCTAGCATATGCTTGTGCTGACTTTCTCATCTCAAACTCTTTTACAAGATAGTTAACTTCTGGTTGAGATTGCTTTCTGAATTTCTCATACTCTTTATCTGCAAGACCAAGAGTGTATAGTGCTTCTGATAGTTGATCGTTCTCAACATTCTGATCACTTGACCAAGAAGAATTGCACTGTCTTGTAAGTTGGAAATCTGTAAACCAAGTATCTAGTTCTTCTTGAATCTCCTTCTCACTGATGATGACATCTTTAAGATCATTGACTCTAGGAATTTCTACATACTCAATTTCATAACCACCGTGCTTGACATAATCTTTTACTTTCTGAATGAAAGTATTGTCAGTTTCTGCTTCTGGTTTGAACTGTTCTGGAGTTGGTGCTGATGCTTCTGTATTTACATCTGCCTTTGAAGGTTCTTGAGCAGTTGCAGGAGTTGGAGGTGCTTGACCCGCTTCAGTATCTAATGAATCCCAAGGTTGATTTGGATTGATGATTTCCTGATCAGGTGTTTGCTCTGCATCTTCTGCTTTGTTTCCTTTACCTTCTGATAGATCTTCACCTTCTTCAAGGTAGTCTGGTTGCTGTCCACCTTGACCACCTTCCATTGATAGCATCTCTTCTTGCTCTTCTTCTGCTTTTTCTGCTTGCTCTTCTTCCCACTGTTGCTTCATAAAATCAAAGATGTCTTTAGAGAGTTGCATAACTTCTTCAAATGTTTCTACTTCTTCTGCTCTTTTAACAAACTCATACTCTGAATCTTGGAAAGGAATGTAAGTGAAGTTACCAACTTTGAACTGAAGATTGATACGATCAATTAATTGAATGTCACGTAGATCACCTTTGTCATTTACTTGAAAGAAATCTTCTCCATCTAACTCTTGATATCCTTTGAAGAATGTCTTTGGTAATCCTGCATACTTTCTCTTCATTAACTTCTCGATACGAGCATCTTCAATAACATTGATGAATGAATGAGGAACCTTGATCTTTGATGTCCAATCTTCGTTAGGAGTGAATAGTGCGTGACCTACCTCGTGAGAAACAAGCATATCATATACATCCTCTGATGCGTTGTCCCATACAGGTAATGTCAACACACGTCTTTCTACATCGAACTGTGCTGTCTCACATTTTCTGTGCTCTACAACTAGATCTTCTGTTGCAAGTAGTTTAGCAAGTGTACCTTTGACTCCTGTGTTGATTGTCATAATTCTGTGTGTCGCTTATATACACATTATAATAGAAGAACCGCCACTAGGACGGTTCAATAGACACTTTATCAACTGTCTACGTCTGGCACGTGCTTGACGTAGTGCTTGTGGTTTAAGATGTCGCTTCTTCTCCTTCTTGGAGTGGTGTTGCCAGTTCGGTACTTTCATCTCTTTGATCCTCTCTAGGATAATAAACTTGTACAAATGATTGACATTTAGGGCAAGTAAGATTAGTTACGATAGAGTATTCCTCTTCACATCCATAGTCTTCGGCATCAAAATCAGATCCCCAAATTAATTCAGTGTTACAATGCCAACAATTCATCGTGCGTTAAATGCTATGGATATTCTATCTCTATCTATACCATTTTTGACAGTTTTATGTTCTAACCAAGATGGAAATAAGATAAGAGTTCTAGATGTACAAGGGAAGTGTCTTCCTTCTTCAGTTCCCCAATGACCCATTTTAGAAAATGGTATTGGATTCATAAAAACGATACCTCCTTGTTGTGCTGTTATATTATGCCAGTATACACCAGAAACTTTAAATCCAGAATGTGTGTGTGCGATTTGATGACTGTCCTTAGGACCTTTATTGATCCAAGATTGCTCTATACTAAGTCTAGCATCTAGTTCCCATAAACATTCATTAAAGAAATCTTCTAGATGTGGAAGTTCATACTTCTCAAACATCTTTAGATTTTTCATACCATTATGTGAACCTGTTTTTATATCTGCCCTTGCATTACGAGAGATGTGAGATAATATATCAGGGTCATCAGGTATACCCTCAACTTCACTATCGATAGCATTATCGTTGTGATGAAACACGTTGATAGTAGTAGGGAAAAGATTTACTTCTTCCATTATAGGGGGCGGGGTAGACTTGGAAATCTTGTATGTCGGATCTCGGAAGGGATTGACATCATAAAACTGATACTCCATCGTTCTTGGTTCTCGTGGTTAGTACGTACTTCGTGGTCTTGATAACCTGGCCAGAAATATAAATCACCTTCACGTGGTATCTGGCAGTGGGTTGCTGGCCAGTATGGTTTTATTCTACCCATTGTTTCTACAGCAGGGGCGGGATGATACATATACAAATCACCTGTATCTCCTACAGGTACGTGTAAATAATATGTTCCTGCTACATCACACTCTGCGTGATTATGACGCATTTGGTAAGCACCTTTTGGATTGATGTTTACCCAACAATGTGTGACCTCAAGGTCTGGATCAAATAACTCTTGTTTTGATAAGAGAAAATCTTTAAACTCAGTATTTTCTATATGTATATTAGAATTGGTATGGATAGTTGAATATCCAGTACCATAGAATCTACACAGATCTGTAGTAAATTCATCTCTACGATTTTTTAGTTTTTCTTTTAAATTCTTATGGTCTTGAAATTCACCATTAGAAGTATAAAAGGGGATGTCAAACATAGTTGATACACTTAGAAAATTCAGATGATTTATCGAATTTGATAGTTCTATCAAACTTATCTAATAGTATATCACCTTTATGAGATATAATAAACATATTAGTTGTGTCTTGTAGTTCCTTAAGGATCTTTAAAAGTTCCTCTGTCGCACTTGTATCAAGACTAGAATCAAATACCTCATCAAGAATCAATAGATTTGTAGTGATAGAGTTCTTTATCTTAGCAATATGTCTCCAAGTGAATAGTAAAGATAAGTCGATCTTTTGTTTTTCACCTTCTGAGAATGATGAGTAAGAAAATTTATCTCTATGTCTAGATTTAATAATTTCTCTAAACTGATCATCAAGAGTAAAATTAATATAGGTATCCATAGAAGATAGATACTTATTAATTCTTTGATTGATAATAGGAATATACTTAGATATAATCTTAGATTTTATTCCACCATCTTTTAATAGTGTAGCAACTAATTTATAATCTTGTGCATCCTTATTAACACTAGCACAAGCTTCTTCTTTATCTTCAAAATTAGATGTCAGTTCTTGTAAAAGATTATCTTCTTTTTTAATATCTTGATTATCATTTTCTACTTCTAATATTTTTCTGTTATTACTATTTTGTTTTAAGAGTCTTGTCTCTTCATTATATAAACGACGTATCTCAAATTGTGTTTCAGTTAGAATACTTTGTTTTTCTTTTATAATTTTAGTTTTTTCTTCTATTGATTTTAATTGTTCTGCTAATTGTATTGATGCGTCTGACAATTCTTTTCCTTTATTAGAAAATACTTCAACCTTTTCATCTCTATGTTCTGGAGAAATAGTCTGTGCACAAGTAGGACAGGCAGTATTTGTAGTAAAGAATTTTATATCTTTCTGGATCTTTTTATTCTTCGTATCAATAGAAGTCATAATTTTAATAGTCTGATTATAAGATGCCTGTATCTTTTTTAAATCTTTATCAATATGTTTTTCAGAATCTATTTCTTGTAATAGAACCTCTACCTCATTATGAATCTGTGAGATACGGTCTTCATTATTATCAATCTGTAATTGTAATTCTAATTTTTGTTTATCAGTAAACTCAGTTAACTTATCAAGAGTCTTCTGTTGAGATGTGATTGCTTGCTTTGCCATCTCTAACTCGTGTTCACAATCTTTTAGTGCTTCATTATTATCCTTGACTCTATCTTTTAGTAACATATTCATATGACTAAAGACTTGAATGTCAAGTATATCCTCAATAACTTCTCTTCTATGAGGTGCTGATAATTGCATAAAGGGAACAAATGTACTACTCCCAAGTATTACCACTTGTGTAAATGACTTGAAATTTAATTTGAGTATACTTTGTTCTAGATATTTTTGGTAATCTCTGTTAGCAGCATCTTGATCTATGAGATTATCATTACGATATAACTCAAATAGACCTGGTTTCATACCACGTATAACTTTATATTCTACTGATCCTATACTAAATTCTATCTCAACTCTTGTTTCTCTTTCATTAATACTATTAACTAATTGTGATTTAGTGACTTTACGAAATGGTTTATTAAATAATCCAAAGCACAAAGCATCTAACATAGTACTTTTTCCAGCACCATTGTTTCCAATAATTAAAGTAGATGGAGTTTCAAGAAAATTGATTTCGGTAAATTGATTACCTGTACTCAGAAAGTTCTTCCAACGAATCCTTTCAAAAACAATCATTAATTATGTGGGTCGTAATAACGAATTAGAAATGCAGTGGCAGCAATAACCACTACGACAATAACGAGAGCAATCATAAAGGTGGGACTACAAGTTCATCTGGTTCAATAAAAGCATACCTATAATTGTGAGCTTCACAGTTTGCGATTACCGATTCTTCATCGATGTCTGTAATCATTAAGTCACGTTTATAATCATTAGCTTCCAATAATCCATAATAGCGTAAAGCGTCATCTTTGTCAACAAAAATTTGCACAACTTTATTTTTGAGTTCGTCTTCGACAGCGTATACTCCTTTAGTTCTTTTATCGCAGAGTATGTACATTATAGGTCTATTGCTTCTAGGTACAGGGTTTTTAAAATTTTTACAACAGATGTTTTATCTACTGTTTCTTCTAGGTCATCAACATATCTTTCAAGTATTGTCATAGTATCTTCTGACTCTAGTGATTCATCTGCTTCATCTAGTTCAACAGTGATGTCTTCTATGATTTTTAAATCTGCAACATCAGCATTATGTAATGATTTTACCATCCTATCAAACCATAACTGATTTTCTCTTTTTAATACAATCAGTTTAACGTATGATCCTTTCAGTTTTGTAAAGTCTGGTATTTCTGTATAGTCGTTACTAACATCATCGTACCAAAGTTTATTGAATATATGATGTGGGTTTGTGTAGAATGTTAATTTCTTATTGTTAGTATTTAGGACGTGGAAACCTCTCTTCTGACCGTAATCGTTCCAGTAGAGTTGATAAGGATTACCGAGATAGTTTACATTTCCTATTCTAGATTTCATATGGTAGTGACCACTACATACTAAATCAAATTTTTCATAACGTGTAGGATCTTCTCCGTGTTCCATAACTCTACCAGGTACTGCTTCAAATCCTGATAGTTCTAAATGTCCGAAACACACTGGGGCATCTGTGTTTTCAACAATATTATCAATCTCTTTTTTATTGTCATCACATATCCAAGGAAGCATTAAAATTTTAAGTCCATCATATTCTAAGTGTTGTGCATCATTAATAATATTAATATTGTCATACTCACCTAGTAAGTGATCAAGAGCATTTACTTTTAAAGTATTCTTATAATAGATATCGTGATTACCGATCAAAGTATCCATAGTAATACCTCTATCTCTCAGAGGATCGAACCACATTTTACGTGCAGCATCTAGAGATAAGAAGTTTATACTTTTTCTTTTATCAAACACATCACCAAGACATATAATATGTTCAATTTTATTCTTATCAATAAATGGTAGAACAGTTTCACTATAAAATTCTTGATACTTTTCTATAAAAACTTGATTATCATTACGCACACCAAAGTGCTGATCTGTAATAAGAAGGATCTTCATTTAATAAATTCTTTTTTTTCGTAATCAAATCTAGGATGAGGTTGAGCAGGAACCCAAGGTTTCTTAGATTCGTTTGCAATAACAATAAATCTATCAGCAGCAAATGTTCCTGCTATACTGATCTTGATGTCATCACCATCTACCCAATTAATTGTACCATCTTTTTTGGTATGTAGCATTAACTCCTGTATCTTGTCAATCATTTCTTGTGTTAGTTTCATCTGTTCTTCCACCTCGGTAAATAAAAAATTAAGAAAGATCCAATCCAAAAGATTGAGAGTACTGATATGTGCATCAATCTATTAGAATTGACTATCAGTCCTAAAGTTACAAGTCCTATCCAAGTATAATCTAATGTACCGTGTAATCGATACCAGATATTCTCGCCAAGTTTTTTTATAACCTTATCTCTAAGTCTAGCAAATAAAGGAGAAACGTGTCGCATCATAACAAATCCTTCATTGAAGAACATAATAGTAAATCCAATCCAGAATATCATTGTAGTCCCTCACCCATTATATTTTCTGGTTCCTTTGGATAACCAATTCTATCTAAAAGTTTTTTAGGAACTTCTTTCTTAGCAATATCATAAGGTATGGGTGCATTACATAAACATACTCTTATACATTCTAATTCTTCTTCATCTAATGGTAGTACAATACCATTCTCTGTTCTTGATGTTGGCAGTGTCATTTACTTTTAGAATTCATTTCAATTCTAGTCTTTATACTATTAAGTTCTGCTGAATTAGTTTTATCATCTGTATGAAATATCTGATCGAATCCTGACTTCTCTATAATCTTATCCTTAATATCCATCTGTCTTTTTTCTTTTGCAATACGTCTTAGAAAAGCATAATACACTATCTGTGTAAAATATGCAAATGGATTTTTAGATTTAGATGGATCGAAGTTATCAATATACTGTACACAATTTTCTACACCATCGGATATCATATCCTCTTTATACATATAGTTTATGAAGTTAGGTCTATATGATAGGTGTGTTGCTATTTTTAAAAAACAATCTCCTACGTATTCTGGTATCCTAGGTTTCTTTCTTTCCCTAATTTTGGCACTCTCTACCTTATTACGATACTCAATTATTGCTTTGAGAAACTTTTGGTTATCGACATAGTGTTGATTTTTTGTGTTACGTCTAGGTGCCATTGCGGTGGGCATAGGATATTAGTTATTCCAATGAGTTTAGTATAGTTGATATACCGTACTATGTCAAGGAATAATAACAGGGGTTGACAACATATAAAATTATATGTACAATCAACACTGTAGGGTTGCTCAAAGGATATTAGCTCTTAAATAAATCTTCTAATTTCTTTCTTGCTTCTTCAACTGTTCCAATATATCCTTGTTTATAATTTAACTCACTAGGTTCTGATAATATATCTGGTGCCATAGGACTTCCTTTTTTCTTAGGTCCTAGTTCTTGTTTGACAAAGAACTGATACATTATAGTTGCGTCAGCAGATAGCGGGGCGACGGTCAAAATTTTATCTTCAGCAACAATATAGAAATCTTCATCAGAGAATACCATCCATCTCTTCAAACCAACTGCTACTGCTGGTTTTCCTTGAGCAGCAGTGTCATAGGAATGAACTAGAGCAGGGTCTTGAATGAAAGCAAGTGTAGTTCCATTCTCATCTGTCACAATTATACGACCAATGACTTCCTCGCCACTAACCAGTTTAAGAATTCCATAGAACTCTTCATCGGTTTTTATATAATTGAGTGAGTTACCCATCCGTGTCTCCTAGTTTGATTTCTGTAATTGAATAATTGAATCTTTCTTGTTTATAAATCTTGATTCTCTCTTTCAAATGATTCAGAGTAATGTTCCTGTAATGTTCATTACTAAAATCATCAGCAAAATCATATAAGGTAGCCTGTGCTTTACTATCGTGTGTACGTAGTGCCCTTCCTATAGATTGTAAATTTCGCACTCTACTCTTCATAGGTGATGCGAATATAATGTTATGCAGGTTCTTAATGTTGATACCAGTGCTAAAGGTACCATAAGATGCGAGGATGATTGCATTGCTATTGTGTTCGCAAAGTTCCCTCACCTTTTCACGTTCTTCGGCAGCAACGCCACCGTGAATAAAAAACAACTGCTTTTGTGTATCAGTATGTTTCAGTTTGTTAATACTATTTAGCAATTCCCAAAGTGGTTCTCCGTGTTTCTCTACAAAATTGAACAGGATCAATGTATTGTTAGCGATATCAAGGGATAGTTTACAGATAATTTTATTCCTTCTGCGGTGTTCTATTATCTTGTTTATCTCTTCTTGATAGTCCTCGAAGAAAATAGTATCGTGTCTACACAGTAAAATATTTATTTTAAGATCAGATAGATAACCATCTTTCTGTAGTTCGGATGTACGTACTGTTCTTTCTACTGAACCGAACATACCTTCTAACATTAACTGATGACATTGCAAACCATCTAACGTTCCTGTCAAACCGAAACGATACTTAGCATCATAACATTTATTTAAAATTCCAGTCAGTGACTTACTTTTATATTGGTGTGCTTCATCTCCTATTATAACATCAAACCTTTTAAAGAACTGTGGATCTTCTTTGTATATTGATTGCCACGTAGATATTATTACTGGATATTCTTGCCATTGATCTCTACCACCCATACCACCATATATTCTTCCTACTTGTTTTGAATACCATCTATAGGTTTTAAAGTCTTTATATAATTGCTCTACTAAAGAAATACTTGGTACTACAATTAGTATCTGTTTCTCTCTTTTAAGATACCAACGTACTAAAACATATATTATAAGTGACTTTCCTGATCCTGTGGGAGAGAGTAATAGTCTGCGGTGATTGCGAAGTGCTGAATAAATTGCTCCGAGTTGGTAATCTCTTGCCTTGAAAGGCAAACCCAAAGATCTAACAAAACTCTTAACTGTCTCTTGTGATATGCTTGCGTCAAATTCATCGGGGTCTCCGTATTCACTGTCCTCGATCTTATAATCATATCCCATTTTTTGCAACCATTCTATTAGATATGGATACAAACCTACATATAATTCTCCTGTACCTGGTGAATACAAACGAATCTTTCCATCCCATCTACGATATCTTTTACGTTTCTGTAAATACTTTGCTTCTGGAACTTCAAAACTAAAGTACTCACTCAACTCGTGATGGATGTGCATCTCTGCACCTACCCGAAGGTAGATCTCATTTTTCTTTTCAATAGAAACCATTATACAGGGAACTCAAAACGCTTGGCATCAATAGCGTTTTTCACTTGGAAACCTCTGCTATTAATCATTTTGAGTATTGCCTCAATATAATTTATGCAAGTTTCAAAGTATGTTATTTTGAGTTGTTGTCGTTGTATATCTTTATCCGATTCAAGGAAGGTATTGATATCACCTTTTAAAATCTTGTGGTCAAAGTATTCCCCATTGATATCAGGACCTTTGCCATTGTAATACATCCACTTAGATTTCCATAGAGTCTTGAGTTTACATTTCTCATCCTCTATTACTAATTTGTATTTGTTGTAATATACGTGGTACTTCTGGTGCAGTGACGGTACCTTTAATGATTCAGATCCTAAATCTAACTCATCAAATATACAATCTTTTGACCACTGCTCCTGAAGATCTTCAAGGAGTGCCATAGTTTATTTCAGAGTGGTTTTCCTCGTACCTGTTAATCCTTGAATTTCGTAACTAAGATAATCAAATGTTACAACCGCTTGGAAGAATTCTTGAGCATCAAGAGTTGCGTCAAACTCAAGTGTACTGAGGGATGTTGGTTTCAGATCTTTAAAGACTACGTTGAAGTTAGGTTGAAAATTACTATTCAATACAGTAAGAGTTCCATCTGCAAATAACAAATCACCAATTTCTTTTGCTGGTAAGTTAGTTTCTATGCCTGTTTCAAAGTCCTGTCTGTCCTTAAAACTATCAGGAACACCAAGTCCTCTCATCCAGTTATGAATGATTAGATAGTTTTCTAGATCTTCATCTACAAGAAATTGTAAAGTAAAAGATCCATACTCCAATATACCGTCAACAAATGCAGGACGGAATGGAGTGTCCTGTTGAACAAGACCCATATTGATCTGTGGTATATTTGCCTGTTGTGCTAAGTAAGGCACTTTTGGAAATTTACCAATGGTAAAACGGAAACCACCTGGTGAAAGGAAATTCCTATTGCTAATTTGTGAAGCGAAAGACATTGACTATATTAGTGTTCTCCGTATTATTATTTAGGCATAAAAAAAGAGACCCAATAGGGTCTCTCTGTAATATATAAGCGACTCGCTTACATTAGGTTGTCAACAAGAACTCTTCTGTAGTAGCGGTTCTTATTAGGGTCAAGGTCTCCACCACCTTGATCAGTACCTTCAGCAAATGGGTTTGAAACAAGACCGTATCTTGTCTTAAATCCAATTTTTGGTTGGAAGGTGTCCTGACCAACGGCTCTAACCATTTGTAGAGGCACGTAAGGGCAGTAGAATAATCCTGCATCATATGCAGAACTACCTTTGTATCCAGCAACGTAGAAGTGTCTGTCACTTACGTTTGCAGAATATGGGTCAACATAAACTTTGATTCTTCCGTTTAATGTTCCAGCAAGTGTAGAACTATTGTCATCAGGAAGTAAGTTTGAGTTTCCAGCAAGAGCAGGAGTGTAGTCAAGTACACCAGCCATTGATAGAGCAGATGCAACGTCAGCAGAGCAAATTAAGATGTTGCCCTTTCCACGTCTTGTCTCGTGCCCGATAGCGTTCATATCTCTTTCTATCTGGAATAGAAGACCTTTGAACTTCTCAACAGACCATCTTCCGTTTGAGTCAACGTCTAAGTCAAAAATACCAGCAGATGCAGTGTTGTTCTGAGCACCAGGTCTTGCGACTCTGTATACTGTTCTAACAACTTCTCTGTTGATTTCAGCAAGAACCTCAGTTGAGAGGATGTTTGCTAGTTCTGACTCAGCGTCAAGACCGTGAACGGCTTTCAAGTCTTGTGCTAGTTCTAAACTGTACTCAGCTTTGAGTGCTCTGGACTTCGCAGTCACAGTAACTTTCTCAATACTGAAGTTCATTTCAGCGAAAGCATTAGATCCAGTTCCGAGTGTCTCTGACTCGTCTGTTCTCATCGCTGTACCATTTGTATAGGTACCAGAGTCGTTAAGAATACCTGGGTTAGATCCTGCTTGTGCACTACCTTGTGAACCGAATCCACTTGTTTGTGCTGCGTCAGTTCCAGAGAACTGTGAATCTGCTTCGTTGAAGAATGCTTCTGTACCAGCAGTACGGTTTGTACCGTATCTGGATCTCATAGCGAAGATAAGTCCTGTAGGACCTGTCATTGGTTGTACGCCAGCAATGTCATATGCAATAAGCTTTGGCATTGAACGTCTGATCAACGAGATCAATACTGGGTCGAAACCAGCAGAAGGACCTGTTGCTGTAGAAGATGCACTGAAACCAGCGACTCCACCTGATGTGGATCCTGTGCTTACTGTAGGTGCTGCTTCTGTTAAAACTCCTCTCTCTTCGTTAAGGAATTTCTCTTGGTTTTCAAGGAGAACTGCTGTAACTGCCTTCTTATAGTTATCTTTGATATCTTCGATACCATCACACTTAAGAATTGGGTTCCACTTCTCCTGTAACTGTTCTGAGTTAAACATTAGATTTTACTAATAATTTCTTAGGGTTATAGGATTGGATCACTTTGTCCAGCGACGGAGTGCGTCTACGTAACGTGACATAGAATCCGTCATTTCTGTGTCCACTACTGGTTGAACGTCTTCAGCAATAGTTTCAGCGTTAGCTGGTGCTGGTTTCTTTGAGAAGTAAGACTCCTTCAAAGATTCAACCTTTTTGCGGAATGACTCTTCATCTTCAAACTCAACTCCTTCGGCAAGTGATGCTAATTTTTCCTTTTCGGTACTAGCAAGTCCTTCGGAGATCTCCTTCACAATCCCATCTTTAACAAATCCCGCTACCGCTTTATTAAGGGCAACGTTTCTTTCAAGTTGATCGTTGAGCTTTGTTTCCATTGTATCTAACTCAGATGCCATCTCAGAGATGATATCTGTTTTTTCTTCGGGAACCTCGATGTGGTTCTCGACGAAAACTTTTTTGAGACCATCAACAACAGACTCAGCAATCTCTGATTTGAGACCACTTTCTACTGCAAGTTTGTTATTGTCGATCCAAGACTGTACGGCATAGGTAAGATACTCATCTACCTGTTCTGCCAATTCTGTTTTGACCTTCTCTACTTCGTCAACGACACCATCAGCATATTCTTTATGAATACGATCAAGTTCCTCGTTTAACCTAGAGACGACTGCTGCCTCGAAAATAGTTGCAGCTTTTTCTTTGAACTCTTCACTAAGGTCTTCACCATTAGTTAGTGCTTCAACGTCTGCTGTAACGTCAATTTCAATTAGGTTCTCACCTTCAGCGTTCTCAGCATCCACGGATTCAACCTTGCCTGAAGCAGCAGATGGTTTTGTCTTTGGTGGTGTTGCTGTAGTTTGTGATGGAGTCTTCAATTTATTTGAATCATCATCGGGTTTTGAGTTCATTGGAGTTGGTCCTCCTAGAACTTCTACTGCACCTAATGTTGAACCATCAGCAACAGCACCATCAAACTTGGCTTCAGTTACTTGTTCTTTAGATGCTGTTACTTTCTCATCTGACATTGTTGTTGTCTCCTTAAATAAGCAGTCTTTGGTTTAACTAAGAAATATTTATAACTTATAAACCTTTTAAAAAGGTTTCAAATGCGGTAATTTGCCTTTCAGCAAGCTCTTGTTTTGAACTAGCATTGTCTAAATCCCTCTCAACCTTGCGGAGATCTGATTCTTTTAACGCTGAATTTGTCCAAACCCATTCCTTTCCTTCCATAATACCGTTTACGAAAGCCTCTGGTGCACTGGGATCTGCCACTATATCAGCAGCAGTAGCGAGCATAAAGTCATCTGCCACAACATTTACACCTTCACGGTTTAATTTGAGTGAGCCTACCCCTCGTGATGACACACCTAGACGTACACCTTCACTTAAAAGTGACTTAGCAATTTGTCCCATTGGGGTTTCTAGGATCTTTGCTTTGCCTTTAAAGTTACTTCCTTCTTGAACGAGAGAAGTAATTAAATGTGAAACTCTATCTAAATTTACAATAGGACCATCGGGATGACCGAGTTCTCCCATTGCTCTTCCAGACTTAATGTAAGTGTTGGAGTATTTATCAACTTCACGTGCAAGTGTTTCCATTGGATACATACGACCATTACGGTTCTTTATGTTTCCTTGCAGAAAAGTTCCTTCTATGTATAGATTCTTTTTGCCATTTTTCTCCTCAGTGAGGATCTCAATGTCATCAATCTGTTCCGTTATCAGTTTCATCTGGTGTTTCCTGTGTGGGATCTTTTAACCAATCTTTAGCGATTGACTTTTTCTCTGCCTCTAGTGTGTCAGCAGAGAGTGCCATCATTGCATCATTAACTTCATTCTCAAGATCTTTATTTCCTGAGAACAATTTATTTATGATTTCTTTAGCAGCTACGCTAGGCATAATGTACCTCTAATGTAATTATTTAGAATTCCCCACGTTTATAGTCTGCGGGTTCGACGTTATCAACTGAGATCTCTTGACCTTCTTCCATACCTCCTTCTCCTCCCATTCCCATAGGATCTTCTAAAGGCATACCAGTCTCAGGATCTATAGATGCAGGATCTTGGAGCTTACCACTCTCAATCTCCTCCTCAATTTGCTTATCAATGTCAGTCATTTCTGCATCTGTTTGACGCAAGATTTGACGACGTATGTACTCTAGAGAGAAGTACCTACCAGCAAACGGATCCATTTGGGTCATAAGATTGAGACGTTCTGTGAGCATCTCTTTCTCTTTTAATTCACTGAAGTAATTATCAGCGATATAATCATATTGAATGTGCTCTGACATATCATCCCATTCTTCAATGGAGATAATACCTTTCAGAACAAGTTGTGTTTTGAGTAAGTCATCAAGCAACTCACTAAACTTCTTACGGAGTCTAGTGACAAACTTCTGAAACTTAATCTCATCTCTTGTAATCTCAGCAGCACGACCTAAGTTGAACTGTGATTCTGATTCAAGACGAGACTCTGGTACATTTAATGCACGGTAAAGTTTCTTTTGGAAGTATTTGACATCCTCAAGTTCTCCAAGATTTTGTCCACCTGGCAACGTAGTGATTTCAGTACCTCGTCCTCCTTCTCTACGTGGGAGCCAGAAGTCTTCGAGCATTGACATAAATTTTCTGTCATCTCTAATTTCTCCTGTGTCTGCGTTGTAAACTAACTTGTTTCGATAGCGACTCATTACCTCTCGGAGGTATTGTTCCGCTTTCTGTTTTGGTAAATTACCTACATCAATATAAAATATTCTTCTTTCTGGTGCTCTTGATAGTCTATAGATAACCAAACTATCTTCAATCATCCTTAACTGGTTAAGTGCTTTGATTGCTTTATGAAGATGTGACATAATCACATTCTTATTCATATCTTTCAAACCACTGTGACTGAAAGCGATAGCATCAGGTGCAATCTTTATACCACTGGTTTCCATACCAGCACGCATACCTTTTGGATTGTACACATAATATTCAGCAGTTTTTGGAGCTATCTGAGCTTCCATTGTGCGTGGGTCTATGCTGTTTCTATCCTTTTTCCTCTCCATCTCCACGACTTTGCGTATCTTACGTGGATCGATGTATCTTAATTCTGTGATGCCAGCCCTAGGATTAGCAGGGTCGATCATCTTATGATAATAAATTTTACCATCAATGTACCATCTTCTAAAAATATCGTACGCACGTGTGTCAAATTTTAGAAGTCGTAGTACGTTATTAAATTCTTCACGAATTTGTTTCTTTACATTAGCACCGACTTTTAAATTAGACAGTTCTACTTCAACTGGTACATCATCTATTTCTCCTGCAATCGCTTCGTTAACAACGTCATCGACTGCTCTATCACACTCAGGGTGGATAGACATAGATCTATAACGACGAATTAAATCATTTTCGTCCTTAAATGTTCCATCAAGATCGATGGCGGTTCCAAAATAACCACCACCCGCAACTGGTGTCGCTGCGTCATCTGACTCTGGACGCACAAAAGAAGGACCTTTATTTCGATCCTTCTTAGCACGTTCAAGAGAATAACCAAAGAGTTGGGACATTCTTACTTTCTATTGTTTATCTTATTATTTATACGAGTTTTAAAACCGCTTATCCAGCGTTTCCAGTGTTAACGTCGTTGTCGTAAGTCCAGTACTGTACTTGGAATTCAACTGTGTACTCTTCTGGAGTGTCAGTTGTTCCCCAATCTAAACCAATGGAACTGATGTTAGATGGCCAGATACCCTCGAACTTGTATGTACGAATAATCTTACCCTTTCTATCCATCTGTCTGACCTTAGCCATTGCTTGGTATTCAGCCATTGTGTTAGCGTTCTGGAAGTTCTGTTGTAATGCTTGGATGTTTGTTGACCAAGATTCAAAGAATGATCTGAACTTGAATGACTGATCGTTAAGAACAGTTATTGTCCAAGGTTCAAATTGACGATCACCAGCAAGTTTTAGTTGTCTTCCTCTGTAAGGCACTTCAACAACTCCGACAACAGATGAAGGAATGTTTGCTGCTTTTACAAGGAATGTACCGAATGCTGATGCTTCCGATGCGTTAAGTTGTGATGCTCCTGATGTGTTTTCAGATACTTCTGCAACACTACCCGCCACTGCTCCTGATTGAGGACCTACACTATCCTGTAGAACAGGAGGTGCATAGATCTCTACTTGGAACAGATTGGGACGTGCAAAGTCTCTTACTTGATCACGGAAGGTAAATATCGGAGCTCTTACTGAACTCTGTTCTACCTGTCCTGGTTGTGCTTCTGCCATTTGTTAGTTACTCCTTAAAGGATTTCTCTTGAGATCAATTAGTTACTTCAGAGAAACTAGAACCTGTTCTAGTTGCAGTGAAGGTTAGTGTAATGTAGTTTATCGACCTTGTTGGTTTAACGAAGATCTCGGCAAAGAATTCGCCACGATCAATCGCTTCGGATGGGTTGTTTGATGTGTCACAAACAACTAGGAAGTCAATAATTCCTCTTCGTGATTGAACACTACGTAGGAATGGTTCGACAATGTTCTTGAATGAAGCACGAGTGAACTCGTCATTTAATTCAAAGAGTTGTGTCTTTGCTGCATCAGAGATTGCATCTTCTAATACTAAGAACAAGCGACGAACGTTGATTCTGTCGAATGCAGATTGATATGAAAGACCTGTCTTGTCACCGAATAATACAATTCCTTGACCAGGAAATGCTACTATTGGGTTGACACGTGCAGCATACAATCTATCTCTGTGATCCTTAAGTGGTGAGTATGCAAGTTTGATTGCGTTACGTAGTTGTCCTCTGTTGAATCCAGCAGGAGAGAACCACGCTTCTGAATTAAGTGTTGTACTTAATGTCAAACCAGCAGTATCAGCGTTACAAGGAATGTAGCGATACTTGTCGTTGTATTTATCGTAAATGTACTTGTAGTTGTTATCAAATACAGCGTATGAAGTTGAAGATAACTGATTGTAGAAATCAATAGTCTTGTTAACTATAACTGATGTCTCTGATACACCGATTATATCTCCTCTTGGAGGTGATACAAATGCGATACAATCTTTACGAGTTGCAGCGATATCAATGATCTTCTGTGCTTTAGCAACAGTGTCACTTGTATCTGCCATTGAAGGACCCATTAGGATGTAGTCAACTTCAATAGTTTCTTTGTCAGCAACAAGATCAAATCCTGCAAGTATCTCTGAACGTGAAAGTGTATATCCGTCAGTACCACCTTGTAATGTGTACTTAACAGTAGAACTATCAGTAGTTCCAATAATTTCACGACCTAATGATGTCTCATTAGTTTTAATAGCAGCAGACTGTTTTAGTAAATCAAATGATCTGCTAATACCTGATCCACCAATATCACCAGTAGCACTACCATCAACATCCATAATGGATCCTGTTTCGTGTGCTCCCCAGTAAATGTATTGAGATCTAGATTTTATTACATCTCTATAGTATATTGTTTCTCCTTGTACACCTTTAGCATCAGATGCTTTAGATACGAAGAGGAACTTCTCTAGAACTGAACCTGGTGATCCAGTTAGTTTTCCATCTCCATCTAATACAAGTATGTGCATTTGGTCGTTGTCACCACCACGATCTGAAACCCACGGAGAAGTTGTAGGTCTTGCTGCGATGTTTGACCATTTCTGACCACCACCGAAGTATAGATCATCGTATGCAGAACGAACTGAAGCAACAGAAATGCTACCATTGTCATCTGCAAGTGTGTAGTTTGCAGCGAAGTGAACGCTAGATGCACCAGTTACAACTGATAGTTGTCTTTCAACAGATTCAATCTTTGCTTTGTCTCCTGTCTTAGTTCCACCACTAGCAGTTGTCCAAACACAAATTGTATCTCCAACTTCTAATACATCAGAAGATAAAGAGTAGTTGATTGAAAGTTCAATCTTTCTTGTAATAGGGTCATATGCTTTAACAGTTCCCTGTACAGCGATTGCTACACCAGCATCAGTTTCTGCTCTCCAAACTTCATCTTTAGCAAAGTCCCCAGCTATAGATGATGAATCTAGAGTCGCAACGATTGTGTAACTAAAAATCTTAGCAGAGGCATTTGCAGCACTGTAAGAAATATCTGTGGTAGTACTAAACTCCCACTCAGCAGATGTTGGTTGTGCTAATGAAAGGATCTGGTCAGGACCAGCGTCAGTCATTACGACTCTTATTGAGTTACCGTAAAGACCAGGTGTTCTTGCACCCCACTTCCAGTTGTTAGATGCAGACTCAACAGATGCTTCATACTGCTCAACGTTTCTAATGATTGGAACAGTAACACCAGTTGATGTTGCTTCGTTAATTGTTGTCTTACCAGCAGTAACGACTAATTTAGTAACGGTCTGTGAGTCAGTTTGTGCAGATCCAGTTGTACTCAACTCTCCTCTGCTAACTGTCAATACGTTACCAACAACATTACTTACTCGTAATATTTCGTCAGCGATCTTGATATAATCGTTTGTACCAACACCTAGTGTTGATGCGTCTGTAACTGTTAATGAAGTACCACCAGCAGCAAGGGTTCCACCTTGATTCATAGTAGTGGATGTTCCTGCGTCTTCAATTAATGTTACTTGTGAACCAGCTGCGTGACTTGTAGCAGCAGTTGATAACTGTCCTCTATCAACAGTAAGGTCGTTACCGACTACAGCAGTGACCTTCATAATTTCAGCGTCTATCAAGATAAAATCTTGTGCTGCTATGTCGGTTGATGCAGTTACTGTTAGGGTTGTGTCAGATCCACTGAAAGTTGTTAGTGTAAATTGTGCTGTGTCAATAGCATTCTTCAATGCAGTTGAGTTACCACGTACCACTTTCAATGTACCACCATACAGTAAGAACTGTGCTGCTGTGTACCAGTATTCGTAGTTGTAATCGTTAGGTCTACCGAAGACTGATAAAAGCTCCTTTTCAGAAGTGATATCAACAATCTTGTTTACGGGACCTTTTTCAAAAGAACCAACAACACTTGCTACATTATCAATGGTCGCATTCGCAACCGTTGTTAGATCCTTCTCAAGTACAACGACCCCTGGTGAAAGTTGGGTAGATGCCATTGCTTATTCTCCTGAAAAAAAATTCAAATATTCTCTAGAAATTATTTATGATTCCCCTTCTTTCAACGATACTCCCACATATAAGCACGGTCTCCATACTCGTCTGTAAACCATCGTTCACCGTCATCATCCACAAATGAATTGTCATCCATACCATCCTGAATAAACCCAAACGGAGCCATATCTGCCTCTATTGCTTCTCGTTGTTCTTCATACATTTTTAAACGAATGTCATTATCGTGACACTCTTTAAAGTAATCTTGTACACATAACCAAGAGAATAAAACCAAACACATAGCAAGGTCATCGTGACATCCTTCTTCCGCTTGCCAAGATTGACCTTTTTGTATAAACGTAGTTAGTTCAGATATAATATCATAGTCTTGTATTAATATCTTATCATCTTCTAATAATCCTTTGAGGTTAGAACAACCTAGTTTTTTAACTGCTGAACTCATCTTCACACCAAGTTGAACTTTGCTTCCAGAGAAACCTTGTCCTACAACTTGTCCTGCTCTACCTCTCATTGCTGCCATTAAAAGATTATCATATTCAAGATCATACTGAAGTATGTCTGCAACCTGTGCTCCAACGTCATTTACTTCTATCAATACGTATGCGTGATTATATGACTTAGCAACTTTATGAATAATATCAGGAAACAATAGGGGTTTAATTTGATTGTTTCTATACTTGGCAACTAATTTATATGGAACTGTGGATGTATCAAAAACCGTGAAAGCAGAATAATCACCGTCAATCCCTCTAGCAACATCAACAGTAATAGTATATTGATGTTCTTTCTGAGGATCTTCATATACATCAAGTCCATTCTGAGTAACGATGGGATCTTCATAAACCATTAACCTCAATTTGCTTGCAGATATTAAAGTGTCAACAGATCCTAGGAACTCACATTCAAACTCAACTCTGAACTGTGCTTCTGATGTGTTAGCAATAGTTTGCTCTTTCCAATCAGCATCCCTACCAGGAACTTGTGACCAATGTACGTCAGTTGTTATATATTCATTCTTCTTTCTTTCAGCATCGTGCCATATCTTATAGTACATATTCATACCGTGAGGTGTGGATATGATTATAACCTTGGTATTTTTACCAGATGAGATAGTAGGATAAACAGAAGCAAAGAACTGTTCAGCAATATTATTCGGAACGAACGC